CACACTCATCAGTCTCGTCAATAGCGTCATAAGGGGTACATACAGTACCAGATGTTAAATCTTCTCCAGCAACACTATCAACCCTAGTCAAATAATCACCTACCTTATATATCTCCCCTAGATATTCTGTTGTTGTAAGTGCTCTCATCCTTATTCCTACACCAACTGCAGATATAGATGTTCCATAAGCTGTATAACTCGTATCAAAATTATATGGTCTACGTAAATACGTAAGTGATACATTTGTTAAAGTATCAGTATATGTATCATGTACTACATAAATACGATTATTCTCTTCAAATATAACCGCAGGATTACGTATTATCGGATAGTTCCAAGGAGTATCCAATAGTCTCTCTAACTCTGAATGCGGTATAATCTTATTAGGAACATACTGTCCGGATGCAATTGGTATAGCATCTGTACGAGTCATCTCTGAATCCGACCTTATATAGAATATGTAATCATCTATCATGTCAACAAACTTTGCCCTTCCACTATAAACTCCAAGTGTAGCATCGGAAGCAGGAGAAGGAGTAGGAAAAACAACAGTCTTTATAAGATTCTTAAGATCATCTGATCGCCTCTGTATGTACTCAATATTCTCTCTTGTAGTAGGTAAGTTTATATACTTCTCTTTTAAATATCTTATTTGGGCCTGTCCTATAAACTTAAAAATAGTAAATGTATCGGGCCTCTCCTCAGAAATAAAAGCATCGCTCATTTCCTGAATAACCCTTTCGAACTGTATTTGAAAATCAATACCTCTCATAACTATTGTGTTTTAACATTTTTTTCTTCAATAACTTTTGTTTCAAATCTTTGATCTTGTGATACCTGCATTGCTTCTCTGACCGCTATATCTACAATTTCCTGACGCGCATAATCTTTAAGATCGCAAGAGGTTTCCTCACCACTAGCAACTAATTCTGTTGGTACTTTAATATATCGCATTCTAATATAGTGATCACTATCATGACAACCTACTGTATATGCATCAAAAATTATATAAATCTTTCCAGTTTCAATATAATATTTAGGACGTTTAAAATATGGTTTATTAAATGGAGTTGTATCAAACTTCCTCGCATTTTCCATCCTGACAAAATCACATCTCATATATTTTTTAGTAACAACTGGTTCGGTGCGTGATATTCTAGCATCAATATCTATTAAGAACATCAAATCGCCTGGATGTGAACAAGAATAAGACCTTGTAAAATCAGGACTTTCGCTCATATAAACAGATTCAATAACAGTGTATTTTATTAATGGTCGTAAATCTTCTACCCTTTTCTGATTATCTTCAAATTTAGGTGGTTGAAAATTGTCCCCGAACATCCGTGACTTAATGAAATTATCTTGTGCATTATTTAAAAATAACAATATCTCGCTATCCTCATAACCGGGGGCAGCGAGATTTGTCATCTTGTCGTAATACTGACTGAAACTTGTTATCATTTCATTTACCGTCATGATAAATTATTCTTTAGTATTCTCAACCTGCTGTATTAGTTTCATTTCAAAATCCTGATTCCTTGAATCGTTTATGAACTCAATCACATCATCCAAAACTCCAACCGGCTTATCAGCACCAGGAACATAATACAAATGTTTTTTCCTGATAAGTGCTCCACAATTAGTAGATTTCTGAATAAGTAATTTAGTATCATAAGCTTTATCTTTCAAAATCTCAAGAAACAACTGCAGGTCTTCATCAATTATCCTACCAAGTTCTGCCTTGAGCCACTCAACAGATGCTTCTCTTGGTGGTTTCTTTGCTTCCTTCTTAATAAGATAATAGACATACAAGAAGTCTTTCATTTTTGTTACTGAATAATCAATCTTACCAAATAACTTGTAGGCTTCTTTTACATCATCGACCTTTGTAACTTTTGCTTCGATCTCTTCACCTTCAGCTACCATCGCAAATTTGTAAGTTCCTTTCTCGAACCTACTTTTCCAGTTTGGTGCAATCCGATTGGTGTCTGACCGTAAAATTATATACTTTATAAAGTCAATAGGATTTGATAACTCAAGTGTTAATCCATTCCTATTTAATGATACGGTATTCCCAACCCAATAATTCTTCTTGACATGAACATTTAATCTCGTCTCGTCCTCTACACCAATCTCTCTTGCAAATAACTTCTTGTCATCATACTCATCATCCTTTACAAAATCATATAAAGGATCAACAATTACATTCCCATGTGTTACAGGAACAACGATTCCCATGTTAGCTCCATCATTCATGAAAGAGCTATCATGAGTCTCGGGCACCCATCCGCCTTTTCTTCGGATAGGTCTTATTATTACTTTCTTCTTCCGGAGTTCCCGGATCTTTTTACTATAAGCATTTGTCTCCATGCTATTTTACCTCCTTATAATTAGTTAATAATTCAATTACTTATCTTAAGTAAGCACACTTGGCTTAATTGTAGCACACCTTGTAGGATCTTTAACCATAACACCACGAGTTGTAGCTCTGTGTATGGTGTATCCATCTTCCGGTGAAGCCATCATTCTTGTCTTACCCTGTACTTGGAAAGGATCACGAAGACCAGGAATATATCCCATGAAGTCTTCCATGCCTTTTTCAAGAACCAACTTAATATTATCTTCTCCACCCACACGACCAACATTGAGAATCTGATAAACATAAGACTGTGCAACACCTTTTCCAGATGGATGCATTATCTTATTTCTTTCTCTGTCATCAAATGTAGGATCTACAAGAACACCAAGCTTGGTGCCATCGGGACCGATATACTCAATAAAATTTTCATGCAGTCCCCATCCCTTACCAGTCTTATACAACATATCCATGTTTCTCAGTGGAGTATAAAGTTGTGTATAATTCTTGATTGATTTGTGGAAATTGTACGCTCCCCATTTACCGGTACGCATAATAACCTCACGACTATCTCCATATCCACCATTGGTGTCATCAGTAAGGTCCATAATAGCCTCTGTAAGCCACTCAATATCCAGATCAAAGTCATTGTAATAAAGAACATTTCCACTCTCTATCTGCTCTTCTAACCCTGCTCCTTGCTCAATCTTAAATCCGGAATTACCAATTTGCTTGAATGTTCCATCAGAAGCCTTATTAGTAGATGCGAAATTGGTCAGCTTGTCAGCCATGTCTTGAAACTGCTGCTCAAATTCCCAATCAGCATAATCCTGCCAGGTCTTCATTATAGATTCTTTACCGTTAGAATCAATCGCTTTCCATGCAAATGCCACGGGGCGATCAATCATATTACCAGGTCTGGTATCCTGCATACGAATCATAGAGAAGGTATTCTTCATGGAGAAAGGACTGGTGTATGAAGGCGTTCCACCCTTGAGTGATAACGTCTTTTCTACAATAGACCATTCTTTTGAAAATCTTTTACCTGCTACTAATTCAGCATAAGGAATATACAGATCCGGGTCACCGGTAAATAATTCGCATTCATATTCCCAGCTTAAACCGTTAGGTGAAGGAATATCTACAATACGAATAGGATATACGGAATTCTGCTCACCAACAATCAAGTTAGTGTCTGAAAAATACTGCTCAGGAAAAACCAGTGTAAACCTTGCTCCGTTTATACCAACCCTGCTTGTTGCAGAAATTGCAGATCCGTTAACATAACATGCACTCAAAGGAATATTCTTCTTTGAACTTCCTTGAAGTCTCCAACGGAAATCATCATCCGTGGGTAGTGTCAATGTATTAAATTTATTCAAAAATATAGAAAAATTAATACCTCTGTTTGCCTTATATAGCAAACTTACTAACTTACTCGTTTCTTGGGGTTGCGTTTGGAATATCGCGCCCAAGTGGTTCTTGGTTGTTAAACCAGCCCAATCTTTCGGTTCGTATTCTTGTAATGGTGATACTTGTTGCATTTATATAAAATTTAAAAATTGGTTTTTACATGTCTGCTGGGAAAATGATAGCACTCTCCTCTTCCTTCTCCGTTTCTGTTTTTGCTGTTTGAACAGATGGAGATCCGGATTTATGCTTCTCAGTCCCAAAACTATTTAATAATTTATTCGTAGCGTTGCTTTCAGATTTCTTAGCAAACTTATTAAGATCCTTATTGCCATCAAAAAATCCATTCTTGATAAAATAATTAAGTTTCATCTCAAATGCAATAGGATCCTTAGCTCTTATATCCATTGCAGCACTAACAGGAATCTCTCTACCATTCCTGCTTTCATAACGTACAGGAACAGTCATCATTTCCTCGATCTTTGTTTTCTCGGCCTTAGTTACCTCTATACCCGGGAATATTTCTTTTGCCTCTGAAACAGTTTTTGTTATCTCTAACTTTGTTGCATCATTTGCTTTATCCCTGACTCTCTTATTCTCTATTGCTGCTTGCTTGTTTCCTTCTTCCTGTTTTGTAATAGCTGAATTAATATCAGTTAGTCCATCCTTAGACTCATCAAGCAACTCTTCGTCTTGTACTGCTTTCTCAACGAATTTCGCAATTTTTGTTTCAGTAAACCCTTTCATGCGTAAGGATTCAGAATAAGTTTCTTTTTGAAGATCCTCATTATCCTTAAGGTCATTTTCTCTTATAGATGCATACCTTTCTTTATAAGACATTATATTACGTACATCCTCAAGCGGAACACCTTCATCAAGTGATTTAAGAAAATCCTGTGCCATTGGACTAAGAGATTTTTTATACTGCTCAACACCGGAAGTAATTGATTCCTGTATCTGTGTAGCAATATGTTCATCTATCTTATCTAATGCCTCGGCAGGTGGTAAGTCTTTAATGTCATCAAGATTAAAATTTGGGAGTACGCCTTTATCCTGAAGAGACGCAGCATGGAGATGAACAGAAGACTCTTCGGTGGTTTTTGGCGCACCCCCAGATTTTGTATCTTCTTTTATTTTCTGTTCATCTGTTCCTGCTGCTTCAGATGTATTATCAACCTGAATAGTTTCAGGCTTTTTTGGTTCTTGTTTCTCAACCGGTTTATTATCACCGGTGGTTGTAGATTTGTCAGCACTTTCTGTGCCTTTACCATCTCCTTTGTCATCAACCGTTCCGATCTCCTTCTGAACTGTTTTAAGTTCTTCTTCGGTTTGATCAACAGTGATTAGATTGTCTTCAATACTCCCTGTGTCGATAGTGTTAAAAAGACCTTCTTGAGTTTGCTGCTCTTTTTCCATAAATAATTTCTCCTTTGCTTTACAAGTTTAATAATTAGTAAATAAATGCACAACAGTATCACCAATACTGTCTTTGTTATATAAGTTTTTTCCTTTATAGAGATTTTTATATATAATTTTATTATACGTTTTGAGATTTTCGTAAAATTTTATTTAAGCTTTTGATGCTACTTTCCTTTGCTTTGCAACCTTCTCTTGCGAATTGATATTCAGTTTATTAATCTCTTTATCCTGCTTTAGTTTTGCATTGAATTGCTTACTTTTCTCTTCAAATTCCTTACGCCTCTCATCAAGTTGCAAACGTAGTTTTTCGAGATCAGCCTGATTCTTCTCTAATTGGTTACTATTTGCATCTTGATTTTTCATCATCTCAGCATCAATCTCCATTTGCTTCATTGTGATATCTGCTTCAATCTTACTCATCTCAATATTGAATGTTTGCTCAAGTTTCATTTGCTCAAACTGCATCATTGCTTGTTGTGTTCTCTCTTGTGATTCCAAACCTTCTTT